GAACGCCAAGCAGCATTTGCTGCTGAGCAAGCAGAACGTGAAGCAGCGGAGGCAGCTAAGGCTGCAGCTAAAGCAGCAGCACATGAGAAGTTAGCAGCACTTGGTCTAAGTGCTGACGAAATCGCAGCACTCTAAGGAGATAACATGAACGCAAAGTTACAATCAGCAGCATTGTCTTGGTTCCGTGCAGCAGCAGCATCTGCGATTGCACTGTACCTTGCTGGTCAGACGGACCTCAAGGTCTTGGCAACAGCAGCATTAACAGGATTCCTCGGACCAGTTCTTAAGTGGCTCGACGGTTCTTCAGCAGACTTCGGTCGCGGAGCAGAATAATGACTACCAACGAATGGGCTGGCTTGGCTGTTGCCACTGCCACAATAGTTGCCAGCTTTGCTGGCTCAGTTCGTTGGTTAGTAAAGCACTACCTCACAGAATTGAAACCAAATTCAGGCAGTTCGATGCGTGACGGACTCGATAGATTAGAGAAGCGCGTTGACAGTCTGTATGAACTAGTAGCTGGAAAGAGTCATGAATGAAACCTGTAGTCAAGAAAGCCACACCTGCTGCTCTTGCTGTGCTTCGTCAAGCGACGGCACTGCAACCAAAGCGGAAGAAAGCAAGCGATGGTCTTCTACCATCTGCTGCTCACATCAAGCAGAGTCCGACTTCGGACCACAATACTGGGCTAGCAGCAGACCTTACTCATGACCCAAACAATGGCATTGATTGTGCAGAAATATTTGAAAAGCTTAAGGAAGACAAACGTGTTTCGTATCTTATTTTCCAAGGAAAGATTTGGTCTAAAGAAAAATCCAAGCTGGGAAACAGACGGTACACTGGGAGTAATCCTCATAACAAGCATCTTCATATTTCTATTAATGCCTCTAGTGCTACCGATACTTCTCCATGGTTTTGGTGGATGAATCAACCAAAGATTATTAATCAGGTTAAAGCAGCTATCGCTGTAGTCCCAGTAAAGAAAGCGTACCCAGCAGAAGATACATCTAAATGCTGTCAGCACTGCCCATCTAAGAAGTAGGAGATAAGTCGTGGCAACGAATAACAAAGCCCTAGTTGGTGACCTACCGATTATCCTGAGCCAGTCGATTCCGACTGCGCTTGTAAAGTATAAGCGAGAAGACTTTGCTGCAAGCTACGCTATTGGTAATACACCATGGTTATCTGCAGCCAACGACCAGAACCGTATCAGTCGTATCACGACTACATACCAGAAGGAACGTATCGACCAAGGTTCATCTGCTGGTGAAAACTCTTTGTCTAACTGGTGGCTTCGGTCTGCTACATCATGGCATCATGGTGCTGGCGAACGTTACTACGATGCTGAAGCATCAGACTTGTTTAGATTCTATGAGTCAAGCAACATAGATGTATGGACACAGGGTGAACTCAAGCTTCTTAAGAGAACAACCAATGTTAGTACGGCATCAGTAAACAGCCCTGCCACAGTAACAGGTGGAACATTCTATACATCTGGAAACAACGTATTCTTTTTTAACCAGTCAACATCGACCAGCACGTCAACCAGTTTACCTGGTGGTGCTATAGCACAGAAGATTACATCCGACGGTGCTGTTGGAATTGTCGGGGCGAGTGATGGTATCTATATTGTTACAACGGCTATGGCTGTCAGTAAGATTTGGAACAAGCCAAGCTCTAATACAACATGGACTGTTCAGGCAATCGGATACGTTAAAGATAGAATCGTAGTCGGTGTCCAATTAGATTCTGGTGAGGCTAACACATACGAGTTAAGCAGAAACCCATCGTCACCACCTAAGACAGTAAGCACAACAGAACTTAGATATTCATTTCCTAACTCAACATTGAACTATGTTTCAATTGCAGAGTTAAACTCTTCAATCATTGTTGGCTATACGGTTGGTATCTATTCAAGAATCCATAGCCATGCCATCGATGATGCATCACCATTGGCAGCAATCAAAGAACCAATTGTTGTAGCTGAACTACCACGTGGTGAAACGCTTAACCAATTCAGAACCTACCTTAATGAGTATGTTGTACTAGCAACTAGCTCTGGTCTTCGTATTGGTACGCAGTCAACCGATGGATTAGGGTTTACGTATGGACCACTTACTATCCATACAGAAGTAAAAGATGTAGCATTCAATGATTCATATGTATATGCCACACGTTCCTATAACAACACTGCTGGTCTATGGCGTATTGATTTAGGTACACCTCTTGGCAGTAGCTATGCATATGCATCCGACCTATCTATATCTTCTGGGTCAGCAACTGGCGTTGCCTTTATTGGAACATCTGGTCGTAAGTTTATTACCGCTACCTCTGGTGTATGGATTGAATCAGCAACAGAATTAGAACCAACTGGATTCTTAAAGTCTGGTTGGATTCGTTGGGGTACAGCAGAAAAGAAGCAACCAGTATCTATTGCCATTCGTGCAACAGGTGGTGGTGGATTGGTTAACTTTACGGTTGAAGACCAAGAAGGTGGCTCATCAGGTATCGGCGCTGTTCCACTTACTGGTTCAAGTGACGTGCAGTTATCTGCTGCGTTGCAGCCAGCCGACCACTTTGAAATTACAGTAACTCTTAACCGCAGTACCAGTAGTGTGACAGTTGGACCAACGCTAGAAGAGTGGCAGTGTCGTGCATTGCCAGCACCTCTTCGGTCAAGAACTATTACAGTTCCACTGTTGTGCTATGAAGAAGAGCGTGACTCTAATGGAGTCACTCGTGTCTCATCACCAGCGGAGAGAGTCAAGTACCTAGAACGTATTGAGCAGAACGGTGGAGCAGTATTGTTCCAAGACTTCTCATGGGAAGAAGAACGTGTATGCACCATTCGTGCCATTCAGTTTGAGCAGAACTCGCCTCCATCATTTGCCAGTGGCTTTGGTGGAATTGTTACCGTTCAATTGCAGACAATTGATACGGAGCAGGCAATTCAGTAATGGAACAGAACAAGTTAATATCACTAGTATCACCAGGTGAAAGAAGTGAGTTAGTCAATCAGGTCAGGCTAGCTCTTAATGTTGCTGGCGATGACGTGTTGGATGCTCCTCTAGCCGAAGTGCTTAAGGGTTTGCAGCACCAACTTTCCATCCCAGCAGTCGGGTGCATCAATATAGCCACGCTGGATGCGCTCGCAGTTGCTCCACCAGAATGGTAGGAGATAGAAGAGGAGGGGGACTTAATTGTCCCCCTCTTTTTTTATTTCTTTTTTCACCACGGCTTGCCATCAGGCAAGCCTTTCCCGCCCACCACCCCTCAACCCTATCAGTTTATTGGTAAAGATGTTCGGCGTGTCTATGCAGGTAACCTTCGGGAACCTTTGGTAACCTTGGTATATGAATCAACTTCCTCCTCATCGGTCTTACAGTCAGCTTACAACGTGGCAGTCTTGCCCTCAGAAATACTTCTTGAGTAAAGTAGCCATGGTTCCAGAGAAGCCAGCAGTATACCTAGCTGCAGGGTCTGCAGTCCACAGTATGATTGAGTGGTTGAATCATGAGTTCTACAAGCAACAACAAACCAATGATTGACCAGCGGGGTATACCCAGTAACGAATGTGTTAATTGCGGTAGCAATATCCAAGTAGTTCGTGCTATATTTCAGGACTACGAATTGGTTATGTGGTTCACCGATAGTTTCTGCGGTACTTGTGGTTCTCCTATGACAACCCCAACACCAGTGGACCACCCAGAATACGTGAAGCCACAATATCCAGAGGAAGAAGACGATGAGTTTAACTGAGAAGTGGCTAGAAATTTTCAATGATGAAGTAAAGGATGTCCAAGACAAATCGGGAATCCCATCATCAGAGTGGAAGACAGCTGGTCGTAAGACCGCTGCTCGTCCAGATGGCGAAGACCTTTCGTTTTGGCAGAGCGACGGACTCAAGCAGGTTGAGGCGTACCAGAAATGGTACGAGCAGTCTGGTTGGAAAATCGCTACAATGCCAGATGGTCGTCCTGGAATTGAGTGGTCGGCAGATGTACATTTCGGAGGTACACCTGTTCGATTTATTGTAGATGCCATCTATCAAGTAGGGGAAGACTTGGTAATCGTGGACTACAAGACTGGTTCCAGGACACCATTTGGTGTTATTCAGAATGGCTTATATGCCAGCGGTATCGAAAAGATTTTTGGAGTACGCCCCAAGTGGGGCGCATTCTTCATGACTCGCAAAGGCGAGCTTGATGATTTGGTTGACCTGTCTCACCTCAGCATAGAATACTATGAGCATGCATTCGCATCTATGAATCACGGCGTACTCAACGGTTGGTTCCCAACATTTGTTGGAGAGAACTGTAAGATGTGTAGCTACATGGACAAGTGTCCAGCATGGGGCTCAAAAGATTTCCCATTACAAATACCAACAACAGGGAAAGAAAAGGAGAGAAAGTAGATGACTGAATCTATGTTCTCGTATACAGGTAAGTTGAATTCAACTGACCTATTCACCGTCCGAGGTAATAGTGTCTCTGAATTTAGAGCTAACCTCAACGCAGCAGTCGAAGCAATTGCCGAGGCTGTCCAACTACAAGCATCACTGTCTGGTCGCGTAGCGCAACCAGCTGGTAATGCATACACACCTAACGCAGATGCAGCAATTCAAATGTTGCAGGATGCAGGTCTTAACCCGCAGCCAGTGGTTGCTGGTACAACACCTCAATCAATCGAGGTAGTCAAAGATAAGTATGGCAACGAGTGGACATATGGACATCCAGATGCTCCAGACCTGCCAGACGGACGTGGCAAGTATGCCAAGAAGAAGGGCATATCAAAGGCAGGCAAGGCTTATGTTGGTTGGTTCGACCCAGCCAAGGGACCAAAGCCTTTCAAGCCAGGCGTTACTGAAGCCGAAACTATTTGGGCTAAGTAATCATGCGTAGCCTATTGCAAGTAGTGGGTGTTGAATCACCAGCTGGTATTCAGTTACCAGAAATCCTACCTCAACTCACCGCCAGTCAGGTTACCTTTCGTCAAGCGCAATTGCATTTGATTGCTGGTCAACCAGGCGGAGGTAAGACACTACTTGCATTATGGTACGCGATTACATCTAAGGTTCCATCGCTCTACATATCAGCAGACTCTGACTCCAGAACAATTGCAACTCGCGCAGGTGCAATCATTATGGATAAGGAAGTTGCTAACGTAGAGAAGTTGATGGATACAGATGCGAGTGTTCTCCTTGAGGATGCTCTTGCTGACGGCGCGAGCCATGTGCGATTCGCCTTCGACCCAGCTCCTTCTCTTCAAGACATTGAAGAGGAGATAGAAGCGTGGATTGAATTACATGGCTCCGCCCCAGCAGCAGTGTATGTAGATAACTTAATGAACGTTGCTGCAGCTAGCGACAATGAGTGGACTGCATTGCGTGATGCAATGTCAGCGTTCCACTATATGGCACGTGAGTATGAGTCAGCATTTATTGTGCTACACCATGTGTCCGAGAACGAGAGAATGTCTAAGCCAAACTATCCAGCACCACGCAAAGCGTTGATGGGTAAGGTTGCTGCTCTACCTGAATTGGTATTGAGCGTAGCGTTAGACAGTGGAGCAAACGCTTATCGCGTTGCCGTTGTAAAGAATCGTCATGGTAAGGCTGACCCAAATGCAGAGGAGTATGTAACACTGGCAGCAGAGGCTAGCAAGATGGCTCTCTATAATTCCTCAGCGGAACTGTTCCGTCAAAGGACATTAAGTCAGTGGCAGTAGGTAACTCAGACTTTGATTTAGATTTTAGTTATGGTCACGAAGGCGAACAGTTAGTAGAGAAACTACTTACTAACGGCAAGACAGTAGAAGTTAAACGTGACCGCAAGTGGCATTCAACTGGCAACGTATATGTAGAAGTTGAATGTTGGTACAGACGTAGCGAATCATGGGAACCATCAGGTGTGATGGTAAGCAAGGCAGATTACTGGGCATTTGTATTGGAACATGCGGTACTTATGATTCCAACTGGGCATGTGTTACATGCCATTCGTACATACGGCAGAGAGATTACTTGTGAGATTCCGCCCAATAGAAGTAAGGGCTATTTAATTACTGTAGATGATTTAATGAAAGCGACAAAGGAACTAATGCATGTATAAGATATACGGTGCGTACATAAAGTATAAGGTGATGAGGAAGCTTGGTGTTTCAAGGAAAAAATCCTTGCGACATATTGTAGTTACCGACCGAGTTACGCTAGATTACTGGAAGAAAGTGTACAGTCAAATTACTAAACCATAAGGAGTAGCTTATGAATATGCCAGACTTATCCAAAGGTCTTTGTCGAGAGGTCGGTACAGAATTTTTTTACCCAGATTCTGAGAACGATAGCGACACATCTATATATGCTTTTGGTAAGAAGATTTGTTCTGGCTGTGAAGTAAAGCAAGCTTGCCTTGATTGGGCTGTAAGACATGAAGGTTATGGTCTATGGGGTGGTGCTACACCACGTGATAGAATGGCTATCCGTCGGACTCTTAATATAAAACTAGAATCAATCATTCCAGGAGATTACTCATGACAACACCAGCTAAAAGAAAAGGTTCACAGTACGAGCGCGACGTAGTTAAGTGGTTACGTTCAATGGGATACCCATGTGCTGAACGTGCATATGGTGCTGGTCGTCACGACGATGTCGGTGACATCGACGGTATCAATGGTGTAGTGATAGAATGTAAGAATGAGAAATCATTTAGGATTCCCCAGTACCTTCGGGAACTGGAGGATGAGATGACACACGCGGATGCGGAAACAGGTGTTGTCTTAATTAAGAAGCGTGGCACTTCTAATATCTCAGAGTCGTATGCAGTAATGCCTGCGGAACTCTGGGTCAATCTGCTAAAACAGGCAGGTTACAATGGACATCAGTGAGCAAGTGACAGTTACTCACAAAATGAAAAGAGGTAACTATGCGGTTAATGTTAACGATGAGCTTGGCGATGGGAATAGTGCTGGCATCACCAGCCGAAGCCACATCACCATTACTTACAAAAGAAGTTTACATGTCCACCATGGACAAGGAAACGAAAGTGGAGTATGCGATAGCTCAGTTCGTAACCGACAGAAAGGAACGACTATGCGCCAAGCGCATAGCCTACAAGGAGAGTCGATACAACGAGGACTCGCTCAACAAAAAGAGTGGGGCTCGTGGAACTTGGCAACTCCTATGGGGTCGACCAGGCTGGTCGTTACTAAAACAAACACAGGAGGCACACGACTACGTGCTTCACAGGTACGATACTTGGTGCGAAGCGTACAGGTTCCATCAGGAGAGGAATTGGTATTAGAAAATGAATCAGTCTGAATTTCTTGAAGCAGTCTTTAATCATTACGGATTGACCTTGCCACTCGGCGGGGAGAAATCAATCTTGTGTCCTGTACATAATGACTCACGTAAATCTGCTTCGGTTAATTCAGACAAGGGACTCTGGGTATGTTATGCGTGTAACGCAAGTGGTTCTGGTATACAGATAATCATGGGTCGTGAAAACTTAACATACCCAGAGGCTCGTTCATGGGCAGAGAAGAACATCGGCAAAGAGTCCAAGCAATCTGCTCCATCACGTGGACGTAAGAAGAACAGTGGGCGTTGGACTCCACCCAGATTGAGGGTTGGGTAATGACAACTATCGTTGGTATCCAACAAGACAATGGCTGTATGTTAGTAGCTGATTCACGTACCACTGCTGGCAATAGACCATACTCTCATCCAACAGTTACTAAGATTAATAAACGTGGCAAGTGGTTAGTCGCAGGCGCTGGTGATGTGCAGCCATGTGATGTGGTTCAACATATATGGAAACCACCAGCCATCCCAGCTAATACCAAAGATGAATATCATTTCATGATTACAACTGTGGCTCCCAGTATCAGGGATTGCATTAAGGATTCTGGCTACGTGCCAGATAAAGATGATGCAGATGCTGGGTTTGAATTACTGCTTGCAATTAACGGAACCATCTACCAAGTAGATGATTCCTATTCTGTATACTTGCGAGACGATGGGCTGTATGGCATAGGGTCTGGCTCATCGTGGGCATTGGGCGCACTAGCAGTAGGTGCAACATGGAAGCAAGCAATGCAGACCGCAGCAAAGAATGATGTGTATACTGCTCCCCCATTCATAGTGCATAGGCAGGAAAAGAAATGAGAACAAACCCCAAGCTCATTGAACTTTGGACACGAGCAGCAAAGACATACCATGAATCATTGGCTGGTTCACCAGCCGAGGCATACCTTGAGAAGCGTGGCATCTTGGATGGCGCTGAAAGATTTCAACTTGGTTACGTAAAGGAACCAGTGGCAGGTCATGAAGACAGACTCAAGCACCACCTATCCATCCCCTATATAACAGAGGCTGGTGTAGTTGGGTTTAAGTTTCGTCGCATTGATGATGGTGACCCTAAGTACATGATACCTACTGGACAGAAGCACCATCTGTATAACGTAGGTGCGATACTACATGCAGTAAGGGAGGTGTTAATAGTTGAAGGAGAAATTGATGCAATATCTGCAACTCTTGCTGGTCATCCTGCTGTCGCTGTCGCTGGCGTTAACGCTTGGAAGCCTTATTTCTCACGTTGTTTCGATGGTATAGGTAGAGTAATCATTGCTACCGATAATGATGTTAAGGAAGATGGGTCTAACCCAGGGCAGGACTTAGCCCGACGATTGCAAGATGCAATCCCGCAAGCAATCCGCGTGTCGCTACCGCCTGATAGCGACATCAATAGTATAATTGTGCGCCAAGGAGCTCAAGCTTTAACCGATTTGATTAAAGCACTAGACGATTAGAAGGGGCTACCTTGGCTGAAGACACAACCATCCTGCAATTTGAAGAGGATGCTCAAAAAATATATGACGAGTTGCTTTCTATATTAGTTAAGAAGCAACTTGATTATGGTCCATTCAACATCTGGCATGCGCCAGGTGGCGCAACCAATGGGCTGATGGTTCGTATGTCAGACAAGCTAGAACGTTTGAAGAATCTGATATACAAGAATAGAGAGCCGAACAATGAATCTCTTGAAGATTCATTCGTTGACATGGCTAACTATGCAATCATCGCTCTAATGGTACAGCGTGGGGTGTGGGCTAAGTATGCCGAGAAACAGAAATAAAACTTACGAAGAGCAGCGCATCTCTCGCATTAGGTCTTACGGTATTAGTGTCGAGGAGTACGACCGCATGTTCGCAGAACAGAATGGTGGTTGTTACATTTGTGGGGAAGCTCCCACCACGAGAGCGCTTGACATCGACCATTGTCATACGTCTGGCAAGGTACGAGGACTTCTTTGCAGTAACCATAATCGCGCCCTTGGTTTATTAGGTGATGACCCTGACTTGTTACTTAAGTCTGTCGAATACTTGGTGAAGAATCATGGTTGAGTTAACACGTGACCATGAGATATGGATACAGGTAGACGAGATAACTTCTATCATCGCCTACAATTTATCCAAGAAGTATCATCGGTTTGCTGAACGTGATGATATTAAACAGGCAATGAATGAGTATGCATGGAAGCGCAAAGATAAAGTCAATGAGTACCTCATGCGTGAAGATGATATCGAACGCAGGATGGGATACAAAGCTTTCACTACCTTCATGCGTAGAGCAGGCGAGCGATATGCTCGCAAGGAAAAAGCTAAGGCTTTAGGATTTGAACTTGGTGATGAATACTTCTATCGCATTGAGATGGTTGAGAACTTAATCAAGGTGCTTGGTTCTGAAGATGCTCACCTAGTTAATCAAGTGCTAGACCCAGACACGCATGGTGTCCAAGCTAAGAGGCAGGTAAGCGAAGGCAATAATCTATTGGCTTTGTTGTCTGATGTAGACAGAGCTATGCGTAGGCTTGACCCACGAACACAAGGGATTCTTAACTCACGATTCGCACAAGACCTGCCACTTGCAGAGATAGCAACCGCTTGGGATATCTCACCGCAACGAGTTGAACAGATAGCAACACGAGGCGTGAAAGATATTATCGAAAGACTTGGTGGTGCTACACCTTATGCCTAACTATAACTTTATCTGTCGCATGTGCGACAAGCAGCAAGAGCTGCACCTTGGTTATGATGATGATGTCTTTCCTAAATGTGAAGACTGCAACGTTACTTTAAGTAAGGTGTTCACCCCACCTGCAATCCATTTCAAGGGTGGCGGATGGGGAGGAAATCATGGCGGACAATAAGCGTGAGATAGTTGAGAAGATGAAAGCTAAGACTAGCAAAGGTAACAACCAAATCATGTTGACTTGGTGTGACAATGGCACAGTCGATGGCAAGTTCATGGAAGGCGTAGTGTATTCGCTATTAACTGCTGGTCTACCGATTACATCAGCGCAACGTGTGCAAGGTAATCAGATAGGCAGGCAGCGGGATACCGCATTCGATACATGGTATAAGAAGACAGACTTTGATTGGATACTATGGGTAGATAGTGACATCGTTCTTACGAACGAGTCGCTTCAGAAAGTATGGGATGCAGCTGACCCTATCAATAAGCCAGTTGTATCTGGTACTTACTTCATCAGTAAGCAGATGGAATCCTCCATCATGCAACCATTCCCCGCGCTATTTACAGCCCACGAATCAGGCGATAAGTACGTAATGAACTACGTGCATCCACTGCCACACGACCAGCTAATCCCTATTGACTACGCTGGGTTTGGATTCCTATTGATGCATCGCAATGCTGCTAATAAGATACGAGAATTCCATGGCGATAAAGCTTTGTTCGTTGAGACAGATACAGGTGACGGTGATGGCAGAGATAAGTTTATCGGTGAGGATATCCAGTTCTTCATGAACATGAAGGAGGCTGGTGTCCCACTGTATGGTCACACTGGTGCGACAGTTAAACATATGAAGAGGTTTGCTTACGACGAAGAGTTCTATAAACTCTATTGGATTACGATGATGAATAGCCAGAAGGCACAGGCGCAGGCGGAATAAAAAAAGGCGGGGGTGTGAGCCCCCGCCTTTCTTCTTTTAACTCAGACTTATCGAAGAGAAGAACTCTCTCTTCGATTGTTCTGCGTTATAGCAAAGCCGATACATCTCGGCTTCACCCCTCTTCTTACCCAACCGATAGGCAATGAAACCTACAGCTATTGCTGTGATGATAGTAATCATTTCTTTAATTCTCCAATCCGTTCTAGTAATTTTTCTGGTTGTTCAAGGTGAACAATCCCTGCTCGTCCACCTTCGGAGTCGACAGCCGATAAGTTCTTTGTGAACTTCTCAGCCTGCAACTTGGTACTGAACTCACCCCACGCTTGGACTGGAGCCCATCGTGCCAACTGTGCTACGACTATGTAGTTATCACGTTTACCTCTGGATAAATCCAGCGCTTCGATAATTTCTACAGCTAAATCCGCAGCACTTTCGGAGTCAGTGTTATCTGGGTCTAACAAGTTAGCAACTAACTTGATTTCAGTTGGGCGTGGTTTAGCCATCAGTAGTTCTTAATACACTGAACGTAGTTCTGATGTTGAGCCAACGCTTCGAGTGCCTCTCGTGACGTGCGCCTTTCTATCTCTGCATTGCAGTAATCGCAGATGATAACAACGCTAGCGATATGTATCATGATTCCTCCTTGTTGAACCAAGGAGCACCAGCAACGTGCTGCCTTGGGCTAGGTTCTGGGTCAGCAGAATGCTGACGTGTAACTAGTTGACATACATCACCGTCGGCTTCCTTGTAATGCATGTGAGCACCAGCCATGAAGAGGACTTCGTCCTCATCATCGCCGATACCATAGGTGTCGTGATACCCACAGTACCACGACCACCCATCGATAGGACGGATACGTAATGATTGAGGTCTTACCTCAATCGTATCCTTGTCGGTCATCTTGCCCATCATTCCTCCTCTGGTGCATACATAATAACATCAGTAAGCATAGCTTCTGTGTTGTCATGTCGTGGTTGCTCGACCAATTCTGGTTGGTTATGCAACTTACTATGGATGACTAGATAGTCAAGCGCTTTGAGAAGATACTGCCCAACCTGCGCTGTTAACGCAGGCTGGACATACTCCTTCTGGTTGTCGATAGCATCGACATATTTCTGTAACGGATTGTCCACGATTAGATTCCTTTCGTGATTAGTTCAAGAGCCTTGCTCTTGATGCGGTCAGCTGAGCCAGTGATGATGCGCTCTGCTCGTGTTGCTTCTGACTTGTGACTGTAGTGGTCAGCGTATTCGACGATGGCTTGGAATGCACCGAACGCTGTGCCATACAGTTCTTCTTGAGTACCAGTAGCACCCTTGTAGATTTGCTTGACTGCATCTCTTGATGCAATCGCTGAGTTGTACTGACGGCGCTGACCTGTGGTCAGCATGTTGTATGGTGCATTCTCTACTGCAGTTGGTAGCGAGAACATCTTCTTGAAGATGGCATCTACCTCAGCATCAGATACCTTCTCACTAATGAGACGGTTACCTACTGTTTCATACATCTGGATACCAGAGTATGTGACTGGGATAATCTTGCGGATATCTTCGATACGGAATTCCGCATTGGTTGTATGCTTCAACGTAAACGTTGCATTCTTTGAGAAGATACCAGCAATCTGGTTGGTGCATCGTAAACGATGGATGCTTGGTGCAATCTGCAAAGCAGTCGAACCATCATGTGAAGTACGAGCCACAAGGTAAGCCTTGTGTTCATCGCCCTGAATCTTCACACCTTCTGGTAGTTCGAGCACCATGTATACCTGCGCTCCACCTTTTACTTCACCAGCATATGCATATCTGGCATCGCCAGAATCAACTAGTGCATCCAGTGCAGAGAACATCTCTCCATTCTGGAACACCTTGTATCTACCACCAACTGTACCTAGTACAGACTGAGCACCACTCTTATCGGTGCGGATGGTTGCGAAAGTGTTAGGCACTTGAAGAACGTTGACACCTCTGTCGTTCATGGTTAAAGCTTGAACGTCTGCCAATGATACGTTCCAGTCAAGCCCTGCTTGACGTGCTGCATCTACTGCTGATGTTGCTGATACTTCTTCTCCGATAATGCTATAAGCATTACGGCGTGACTTGATTGTTAGTTGTGACATGGTATTTCCTTTCAGGTTGGGTTGGTTGTGAGGTACATCTTACATTCGGCTGTTGAAATCGTCAACTGCAGGGGAGAGTTGGTCATAGTAATGACCTTGGTAGCAGATGATTCCTTCGTCTTGAACACGTACGAACCACGTTACATATGGGTCAACGGTTCGTTGGTATGGCTCGGCGGTTTGCCTGTCCTCTGTCCATAGACAGAGAGCTATGTAGCCAGATGAATCCCATGCTGGCTTGATGTCTACGATGAGCGCACCATTCTTGGCTCGGTCACCACGTCGTGGAACTAGGGTTAGTGCTGTCATTATCTAGCCTCCTGTATGTAGTCGACACGTGTGTCGTCGATAGACCACGTATCTAGTTCGGTGTTATCCCCATCCATATCAAACTCTGGGTCGCGGTCGATGCCAATCTCCTCAGCAATTGAGCGAGCATCATCTTCTGATGCTGCCGTTACCTTGAAGGTGGCATACATGGTGTATCGAACTTGAACTTCGTATTCCTTAGTGAACACAAGTTCACTACCGAATACCTCTTTAAGTATGTCTGATAGTTCACCGAAAGCAATAGTGCTTTCTTTGTCACCATCATTGTCGGCGATGAGGTCATTGAGTTGTGTATACAAGTCACGCACCTTATCGCGGTGGTTGTTGACTAGAGTGGAGTAGTTAGAAACCTTGGTTTCTAGGTCGGATAGTTTCGTATTGAGTTGTTGCACTAGCACATCTGGTGCTATGTAATCGGTGATTGTTGCACCGAATGGTGTTGTTTCTTCGGTCATTTGGTTTTCCTTTCGGTCGGTTGGTGTTGCTCTTATATATATGCACAGCTTTGCTGTGCTATCTTTGATACGTGTTAGCCACAACATGCACCATCATTGGTATCGGCACAGCATTCTGAACAGAATGATTCGTTGTCCTTCATGCTATTACGACAGCCATATTCATCCATCGTGTTGGTACATGGGTGTCCTTCGTATCCGAAGCAGGTTAGTTGAGCCAACTCTTCGGCTGTCATATCGTAGATATGTTTAGTCATCATCCTCTTCCTTCATGTGATGCGGGTCGATAGCTAGTTTGCTATCTATTAGATAGGCTCTGACTGCATTGTCGATGCCCTCATATCCATCTTCATCGATGGATACTGGTTGCCAGTGGTCACGAATAATCCATGCCATCAGCACCTCTCGTGTGAATACTGTCTGGATGTCATACTCTTCTTGGTCTGCAAGCATGGCTCCTAATGAATGCCAGATTGCTAGGTCAGTCATGGCGGAACGCCATGTTTCTAGTGATGTGCGGTAGGTTGTTAAAGATTCGGCAGCCTTACTAAGTAAGGCAACGCTGTCTTCTACTGTATTCATATGTCCCCCTTATTTCTTTGCGATAGCAAAGCGAATGTCTGCCTTGCCATCGATACATAGTCGGCATGTTGCACAAGCACTACCTTCGGTAGTGATTAGCGGGATTGAACCCAGATTCTCTGGGCATTTGGCTCCCACTTTGCCTGTCATGCTGAGCATTGTGTCCTTTGCATCAGCAAAGGTGTCAGATAGATAGGCAACCTTTACCTTTACACCTTCGGTGCGAAGATAAACAGCGGATGATTTGTTCTCATCATCTGTGCTGAAATACAGCGACAGATTGTCAAGTCCATCCAGAATTCTGGCAGCGGATGGCACTCGTGTATATACCCAGAACTTGATGTCTGGATTGAGCAGTATCACTGCTCGCCATGCTTTGGCATAGGTATCGGAGAAGAAATCCCCATCCCAATGGATGCGGAACAGTGGCTCTGCATCTTTTGCTTTGCAATCCAATCGGAACGCAGCAATCATGTCATCCAATAGATTGGATGCTGTCTCTAGGTCTGCATCTTTGAGTAGATTCCAGTTGTGTAAGAGAGTATCTCTTACTGAAGGGAAGATGCGTTCTAACTTTCCAGCGTAGCAAATCTTCTCGCATATGCTGGTTGCATTAGGACATGAGTATTCCTTGCCACTTGGCAAGCCGAACGTGTTAGCAATTGCTGAGCGCTTGCCGTTTGGTGTTGGTAAGTTGGTGACCTTACGGTCATTGGAACGCTTAAGTCCTGCCATGATGTTGCTCCTTTCGGTTGGTTGGCTATCTATATATGCACAGCTTTGCTGTGCTATCTAATCGTGGTATGTGTCGCACCATGGTTCAAGGTGATGCGATTCCACTATTGCGTAGGCTGGGGCTGTTGGATACCCCTTCCAGAAGATACCTTCTGGTAGTTGGATACTCTTATGAGTATCACCATCGGATACTGCATAGATTGCTTCGATACATGGTTCCACCATGGTAAGTGGAACTGGCGGATAGTGATTGCCTTGCAATTGGATTGCAATTGATTGCCGAATGTCAATGACATTCTCTACTAGGTCTATCGCTGTGCTGTGTCCCATTATTCTTCCTCCTCTGGTATGCCCAGTTTGATACGTGCATCTGTGACTGCTTGCTCGACTGTGTAATACATGTCATCGATTTCTTCATAACCGTCATAGATGGAAGTTGCTAACTTCCATATCTCTTCGGTCATTGTCGCGCCATACTTGGTCATATCTTCTTGGTCATACCACTGAATGCAGATTTCTGCATCAGATGGTAGGTCTTGAAGACGTTCTATTACGGTTGATACTTTCATTCAGCCTCCTGTTGGTAGTAGTGTCTTGCAATAGCAAACCATTCGCTATCGCCCCATCCACCCATGATTTGGCGGATGAGTAGTGTGGCTGGGGCATCATTGCCCCATTCACGTTCGGCTAGTCCTGCTACTTGACCGACATATTCATCCCACTCTTCACGAAGAGTGTTGACGAACTCGTTGATGTCAGCCGATTGTCTGGCTGTCTCTTTGATACCACGCCATGCATCTTCATCGTTGTCCATTACCAATAGGTAATCATTGACGAATACATCACTTGCTAAAGCAAGCCTTCCTTCTCCTACTACTGGTGCTACTGGCATTAGATTTCTCCATTCTCTTGTAGTTTGTCAATGGCATTTGCCATTGCTTCTTGCCATGAGAATCCCTCTCCTCCACCTACGAAGGTTTCCCAATCGTTAGGCTTGAAGAACTCTACGTAGTAACGAGTTCCACGAGGTGCGTTCTCATCTTCTTGGTGGTTCAATTGCACTTTGTAATCCATCATCGTTCCTCTCGGATAGTTGTTGCCCAGTGTTCCTCATTTAATGCAGACCTACGGTCTGCTATCTTGATTGCGAGTATGTCCCACACCATGGCAATCATCAGTGTGCCGATGACACCCAATAGGATGCCGACTGCCAGATAATCGCCCCAATAAAGTCCATAACCGTTCATCGTTTATCTCCAATCTCTGGCTCCGATTTGAAGCCGTCCCCTCTATATATGCACAGCGAAGCTGTGCTATCTTGAGATGCGTAGCGCCTGCATCATGGCGCTCCATCCAAGGGCTATCAACAGTCAACCCGCAGATACAATAGATATCATTGTTTGTCAAATACCTTTAGGTATTTGCTACCAATTGCCAACACGTATGGGCTATTCATAACCAACGCATATGCATGTATCGCGGGGGTGTCATACGTCGCATCATGTGTCATGTCATGTGTCATGATTCAATAAAAGACACGACACACCGCAATTACGCTCAGCCGTCGGGCTGTATTTGACAATGGGGGGCGGTTCGTGTATTCTGGTGTCATCAAATCGGCGCTGGGTCGATTGATTAACCGAAAGGCAAAGCAATGAAAACAGCATGGACACACGATGATTTACTAGTAAATCTAGATGCTGAAGTTAACGAAGTTAAATGGGAATTGGGTATCGATTCTCTGAAAGAGATTCCAGATTTTATGGTTCTTAAATCTCATGAGATTCATCATGCGAAAATTGGAGATATTCTCCAATTGGCTAACGGTAAAAATTGCATCATCTTCGACATAGTCGAAACACCAACAGCGTTGGAGATAACAGCGGTAACCGAATCACTAAGAGTGATTGTGAAGCGGTTCTAAGGATAGTCAGCCCATCCTTCTAGTTCTAAAGAACTAGGGGGGTGGGTTCTACCCTTTTCGAAGCTTTTTTACGTGGGGCAGGGGGCAACCCTTGCCCCTTTTTTTGTGCTCGCAGCCTAGGCTACCCCAGGGATGTTTAACCCCACCCCCACCCTACCCCCCACTATCATCAAAAATATTTTCACCAGAAAACCAGCTCTGACCAGGACTTTTATATAACCAATAAAAAAACTTTTAATTTGCTATTGAGAAACGCCCACGCTCTAGCCCCCTATATAAGTGTAACGGCGGAGTTATACGAAGCCGTAAAACGCGGGCTTAACGCCCGCTTTAAGTTTGGTTATGCTTATGTGGGGATACCTCTGTCAACCCCCTTGTAGACCCCTACAACCTCTGGAGTGACATTGGAAAGAAACCTTAATCCCGAAGAAGCTCGGAAAGAATTAATCAGCTTGGTACGCCAAGGGCGCACCATCGCTGATGCCCTAAAGG